TAAAACCGAACCCGAAAAACCCAAGGCTAATTAAAGACGAAAAGTTTAAGAAATTAGTCAAATCAATTAAGGACTTCCCACAAATGTTAGAACTTCGTCCAATAGTAGTGGATGAGAATAACATTATTTTGGGCGGAAATATGCGTTTTAAGGCTCTTAAAGAAGCAGGGTATAGTGAAGTGTCAATAGTTAGAGCGAACGACCTTACAAGCGAACAAAAAGACGAATTTATTGTAAAAGATAACGTTGGATTCGGAGAATGGGATTGGGATACTTTAGCAAACGAATGGGAAGTAGATAAACTCGAAGAATGGGGTTTAGATTTACCCGTTGATTTAATCGTTCAGGAAGAACTCGAAGCCGAAGAAGACAACTACGAAATACCTAACGAAATAAACACGGACATAGTATTAGGAGACTTATTCGAAATAGGAGAACACCGTTTACTTTGTGGGGATAGTACGGATAGCGACCAAGTGGCAAAGCTAATGAACGGACAAAAGGCGGATATGGTATTTACCGACCCACCGTATAGAGTTTCTTTTCAAGGACAAAGAATAAGTAACACAACAAAAGATGGTGTTGTTATTCACGGACATAAAGGCGCAAATACTAAACACGATGAAATAGAAAACGATTCATTAAGTGAAGATGATTTCAAAAATTTTATGGCTGAAGTTTTAAGCAATTTATTTTTATTTAATAAAGGAGCTTGGTATATATGTTTTGCTTATTCGGAATTACATTTATTATTAAATAGTTTAATTGATTCAGGCCATAAATGGAAAAATATCATTATATGGATGAAAAATCAAGCAGCACTTTCAAATATGGATTATAAAAGCAGGTATGAACCAATAATTTATGGACAAAAAGGAGGTAATTTTTATGGCGAACGATATAAACAAGAAGATATTTGGCAGTTTCAAAGAACATTAAAAAATGATTTACACCCAACTATGAAGCCAATTCCATTAATTGAAAATGCGTTAAACAATTCAAGTAAAGAAGGTATGAGGGTATTGGATTTATTCTTGGGTTCAGGTTCAACAATGGTTGCAGCACACCAACTTAAACGCAAATGTTACGGAATGGAATTAGACCCGAAGTATTGCCAAGTTATTATAGACCGAATGAAAAAACTTGACCCAAGTTTAGTTATTAAGCGTAATGGAGTTGAATTAAAATAACAGAACAAAAACAGAATGAGCAAAGAAGATTTAATACCATTTAAGAAAGGCGAAAGCGGAAACCCCGCAGGAAGACCAAAAGGAAGTAAAAACCGAAGTACAATCGCGCGCCGTTGGTTAGAAGTTAATCAGTCGTTAAAGAATCCAATTACAGGCGAGAACGAAACAATGAGCCAAGAGGACTTAATGACCTTGGCGCTAATTAAAAAAGCGCGTGAAGGCGATGTAAACGCATACAAAGCATTAATGGATAGTGGTTATGGCGCACCCGTTCAGCAAATCGAACAAACAAATATCGAAATTCCTTTATTCCCCGATGTTCAAGAGGACAACAGCAACGAATAAGGTACTCGAACTAAAGAAGCGCGTTAAAATTATTCAAGGCGGTACTTCGGCTTCTAAAACTTATTCAATTTTAGCGGTGCTAATTAATAAGGCGCTATCAATACACGGAATTGAAATAAGTATAGTCGCTGAAACAATCCCACATTTAAGACGGGGTGCGTTAAAGGACTTCTTAAAAATAATGAAGTGGACGGGTAGGTATATTGAAGATAGGTTTAACAAATCTTTACTTCGTTACGAGTTTGCTAATGGATCAGTTATCGAATTCTTTTCCGCAGACGACTCGAGTAAACTCCGTGGTGCAAGGCGCGATATTCTTTATATTAACGAATGTAATAACGTAACGTTTGACGCTTACAACGAACTTGCTATACGAACACGGAAGGAAGTTTATTTAGATTTCAACCCTGCTAACGAATTTTGGGTACACACCGAACTAAAAGACGAACCCGATTCGGACTTCCTGATTCTTACCTACAAGGATAACGAAGCGTTAGACCAATCAATAGTAGAACAAATTGAAAAGAACCGAGACAAAGCAAAGACGAGTTCTTATTGGGCGAATTGGTGGAAGGTTTACGGGGAAGGTCAACTCGGAATGCTCGAGGGGGTTGTTTTCAGTAATTGGAAAACAATAGACACCATACCAAAGGAAGCAAGATTGTTAGGAATAGGATTAGACTTCGGATATACGAACGACCCGACCGCGATAATTGAAATTTACGCATACAACGGGCAAAGAATAGTAAACGAATTAGTTTACCAAAACGGGTTAGTAAATAGTGATATAGCTAAGCGCCTGCCGAAAAACGTAATAGTGTACGCGGATTCTTCCGAGCCGAAATCAATCGAAGAAATAAGACGCTTAGGAATAACGATTAAAGGAGTAACCAAGGGTAAGGATTCAATTAACTACGGAATAGACGTAATGCAACGACAAGACTATTTAGTAACGAATCAAAGTGTGGATTTAATTAAAGAACTTCGTTCGTATATTTGGGATACCGACAAGACGGGAAGACGATTAAGGAAACCTATCGACTTTAATAACCACGCAATAGACGCGCTACGTTATCACGAAATGGAAACACTTGGAATAGGCGCAACATACGGAAGCTATGCAATACGATAAAACGAACGATATGCAGGTAATGATTACCCGTGTGGAATCTTACATTCAGGAACGAACGGGCAAACGCGTTCGAATAGTGTTTAACAATATGGCACGTTTTACCGCTCACTTCGATATGCTAATTAAGGCGCACGAACACGTTATGAATTACAAAAACACGAATAAATAGTTTAATAAATATGAAGTTAGAAATAACCGTCCCAAGTTCAATTAGTGAAATACCTTTAGTAAACTACCAAAAGTTCCTGAAGTTGCAGCAATCTTCAAACGACGAGGAATTTATCGCGCAGAAAATGATTGAGATATTTTGCGGTATAGAACTAAAGGACGTTGTTAAAATGAAACTAACAAGCGTTAACGACTTAATTATTCACTTCAAAAATATATTCGCGGAAAAGCCAAAGTTTAAGCCTACGTTTAAGATTAAAGACCTTGAGTTCGGATTTATTACCGACCTTGAGAACATAAGTTTTGGCGAATACGTGGACTTGGATAACTACTTATCGAAGTGGGACGATTTCCACAAAGCAATGGCGGTAATGTATAGGCCAATTAAAATTAAAGACGGAGAAAAGTACGAAATAATAGAATACACAGGCGCAGGGGAATACAGCGAGTTAATGAAGTTCGCGCCTATGGACGTAGCTATATCCGCTTCGGTTTTTTTTTGGACTTTAGGAAGCGAGTTATTAAGCGCTACCCTAAACTATTTAGAGACGGAGTTGAAGAAGATGAACGCGACCGAACAAGCGACTTTAGCGCACGAACTCAATTCGGAAAAAAGTGGGGTTGGTATAGTTCAATCTATGGACTCGCTAAAGGCGATGTTACAAGATACGACGAAGTTACTAAATACGGATTATATAAGTGTCTTACCTATCTCACCTTCGAAGCCGAAAAGAACGAAATCGAATTAATGGAAATAAAAAAAAATAACAAATGAAGCCAAAAACTAAATTAAAATAACACATTTGGCTAATTATAAACTGAATAACAAATGAACGGTTACTACTCCTTACTAAACGAACTTAACACCCACTTTACAGCCGATCCGTTAGTAAATACTATTACGCAAGGTTCGATTTTTAACGTGGACTTAGGAAAACAAAATTTATTCCCGTTGGTTCACATTATGGTAAACCAAGTTACTTTTAACGATAACGTAATGACTGCGAACGTTACGCTTATGGCTATGGATAACGTAAGCCAACGCAAAGAAGAACCGACAACAAAGTTCGAAACTTCGGACAACGAAATAGACGTACTTAACACCCAATTAGCAATCTTAAACCGAGCGTTTGAAATGCTTAAACACGGAAACATTTGGGACAACTTATACCAATTAAACGGTGCGCCTACTTGCGAGCCATTTGTAGAACGCTTTGAAAATTACTTAGCAGGTTGGGCAATGACTTTCGACGTGGACTTCCCTAATAATATGACCATTTGCTAATGGATAAAGAACTACAACTTAAAGCACTCGAGGAATTTCGCGACTATGTAATAGCTAAGGCGAAAAGCAACCTACGCAGTAAAAACGCTTCGGGTAAACTCAAACAATCGTTAGGCGCAGAAATAAAGGTTATGCCGAATTCGATTCGATTCTTTTTCGAAATGGAAGAATACGGTTTCTACCAAGACCAAGGGGTTCGAGGGGTACGAAGCGGACGAAGTTTAAGCGGTTTTAAGTTCGGCTCAGGAACAGGAAAAAAAGGCGGTTTAACGGAAGGTATTAAGAAATGGGTTAAACAAAGACGAATCCAATTTCGAGATAAAAAAGGAAGGTTCATAAGTTCTAACGCTACGGCAATGATTATAACGCGTTCGATATGGAATAAAGGTATTAAGCCTTCAATGTTTTTTACTAAACCGTTTAAGTACGCATTTAAGAATTTACCAAACGAATTAATAGACGCTTACGGATTAGAAGCGCAAGAAACCTTCGACACAATAATGAAAGAAAATTTTAAGAATTATGGCTACTAACATTTACGCACGTTCCCCATTTATAATTGATATTAACGAAGTAGGACAAAGCGGAAGTAAAGTCGAACTTTACATTTACCCGAACGGGACAACCCCGCCAACTTCGCCAACTTACACGCTACAAAAGTTAATCCCTGCTAGTAACAATACGCAAACACTTTATAACGTTTCTCCGTATTTATTGGAAGCAATTAACCATAATAATTTTGTAAACAATTACGCTTCGGATAATGCTTTGTTGGGGACGGAACAATATACAATGGTTCAAATTAAACGTTATAAACTTGCATTAAGTACTTACGTTTTGTTAGATACATTTACCTACCAAGCGTTTGACGGATACGGATATTATTCGGAAGGTATGAATCCTATGCAGTTGGAATTTTACCACCTTGAAGAAAAAAGTTATAACTATTGGGCGGACGCAAATAACAATCCTTCGGTTAATCCACTTGAACGCGCGGGAACGTTTACGGCTTATTTACCGACGGGTTACACCGTAGAATACGAGCAACTTCAAACGGGTTTAACGCATTCTTATACGATTGCTTCGGATAACGTTTATAATCTTTACCGAGTAAGACCCGCGTATTATTTGACGGGTAATATCTTACGAATTAAATTAGGCGCTGCTATTCTTTGGGAATCTACTTTTTATCCTATGGAAGAATGTTTGTACACTCCCGTAGTTATTGACTTCATAAATAAATACGGCGCGTGGCAACGTGAATTTATGTTTAAGGCTTCCTACGAAAGTTTAGCCACAACGGCAACCGAGTTTAACTTAATGCAAGAATTCTCGAGTCCGTTCGCAAGTTACGACCCCGACTTAAACCAACGACAAACTTTTAACACAAACGGGTTAATATCTTACCGAACTAACACGGGTTGGGTGGACGAATCCTTTAACTCAAACATTCAGCAACTTTTATTAAGCGAACGAATCTTATTAGACGGAGTTCCTGTTAAAATGAAAACAAAGGAATTCGAAAAACAAAAGAACATAAACAACAAAAAAATAAATTACGTTCTTGAATTCGAAAGTTCAACCGACTTAATTAATAACGTTATCTAATGAAAAGACAAGTTCGCATTTTTGTTGAGGGTAGAGAATTAGATTTATTCTCGGATGAAACAATCGAAGTAAATTCCACGATCCAAAACATTCAGGATATTAGTAAAACGTTTACTGACTTTTCGCAGTCGTTTACAATACCAACGAGCGCACGTAATAACGCGGTATGGGAATACTTTTATGAAAACGCGGTTAATAGTTCAATCAACTACCAAGAACGCTTAGACGGCTATATCGAAATAGATATGACGTTTTTCCGTAGGGGTAAAATCCAAATGGAAAAGTCGCAACTAAAAAACGGACAACCTAACTCCTACACAATTACTTTTTACGGCGATGTAACCACGCTTAAAGATATTATCGGCGAAGACTTATTGAGCGACTTAGATTACACAACCGTAAACCACGATTACACGTTTACGGAAGTATTTAATCGAATAAGAACTACAACGGTTGATTACGATGTTTCTTACCCGTTAATTACTTCAAATCGGATATGGGAATACCTATCCACCGCACCCGTGGCAAACGTTCCTAATTGGTTAGTTCCGTTTTTAGGTTCAACTTCAAACGATATACACACGAATTCGGGCGCGATAAATTACACGGAGTTATTCCCTGCATTACGGGTAAAATCAATTTTTGATATTATCGGTTTACAATACGGAGTAACTTTTAACGGCGCATTTTTAACCGACCCGAAATTTACGCAGGCTTATATT